GTAGCGGTTGTAGTAACATGTAATACCCCTCCGAATAATCCCTCTACCACTAGTTTGTGTGTATGGGTTCCATCAAGTGTTCCAGTTGTACCAACACGAATTGGGCAACTTGTAAGTTTGGACATAAGTGATGATAAAGATTTGGCTTTAAACAAATGACATTCATCACCAATTACCATGTCAAATTGTTCAAAGAATTCTTTTGGCATTTTATAGATGCTTTGCCAAGTAGAAATCACTACACGCTTATGTGTATCTTTTTCTTTACCCGATGAAATTGTATAGCAATGTCTTCCAACAGACCATTTGTTTTCCTTTGAGTAATCTTCAAAGTCACTGTACATCTGTGAGACTAATCCAACGGTAGGAACTACGATAAGAATCTTTTTTTCTGGTTTGATATGATCTAAGAAGAATCGCATCAAGCAGTAAATGATCAATGACTTACCACTACCAGTTGGACATAACAGAAGGGTTCTTTCCTTCTTTATGGCATGAGTTATTGCTTTGATTTGGTAATCGTGCGCGCTGATTCTTTTACCAGACGCAGTTGGTCGAATGAATTCTTCGACATACTTAGCCACTTGTTCTTCTGTATAGTTTTTATCAGAATGCTGTGGGTATTCAATTGTATAGTTTCTATCACTAGCAAACTTAATTACATAATCCAACAATCCTGCATAGATTGTGTGTGTAAACAAATTGAATAAACGAATCTGACCATCCCAGATTTTGTTCTTATAGGCAGGAGTAAATTGATAATTAGGTACTGCGAAGGTGAAGTATTGGTTTAGTTCTTTGGCAATACTTCTTTCACAATTGACTTTTATATAAACAGAATCTAAATCTTCAATCACTAAGTCAGACATATACCAGTATTTATTTACTGGCCATTAGTGAATTTTGCCCAATCAATAATAGAACGAATGTTCCACTGACGGTTATTGATGATCTTCACTACATTCTCTAGGTAGTTAACTTTTTCTCTCTGATATTCAACCTTGAGTTTTTGCTTAATCACTTGATCATCTGCTTCGATGAAATTATCCATATCATTCTTCAGAATGTGGAGATCGAACTGTTCCCACCCGTTATCATCTAATTCTTCTTGACTCATCTTACCACTGAAATACATCCACTTCTTCTTGCGAAGAACCGCCAATTCAGATTCCATCCGGGTAAGCGATAGTTTCTCTTCCATAAAGAAGAGAAGATACTTGTTGTGAATTTGTGGGGTACGAGCGGATTCTTTGTCGAGTTGTGTCTCGTCCAAAGAGATATCCTTTTTGACCATTTCTTTGAGTTCATCAAAAGTCATAGCGAATAGTATACTTCAGATTATGATGAAGTCAAGACTTTGAATTCATAAAAGGCATACTTAAACGAAACCGTGGCAGTCAAAGGAACTGTGTCGGTTGCCGTAACAGCAAGGGGAACTTCAGACAAAGATATTGGAAATGCCCCTCTAAAAGTAAATTGGAATTTATGCTTATATGCACTGTTTGTGATAAGCACATTGATATCAGAAACCTTGTCAGCGTGCTTTATAGCACCTGTAGTCGATTTTAGATTCGAGATCGATATAATCCAATCGTAAATCTCTTTCCAACTTCTCATGTTTTCGTCAATCAAGAATTTCATAGTCAATGGCATGAATGTATATAAGTTTCCTGGCATTGGAATCTGTGTGCTTAGAGTTGTTGGTTGCATTAGTTCTGCATTACTAATGGATGGTAGGTTAATCTCTTGAGCAAAATAAGAAGCAGTAGGCGCTCTTCCTATGTTTACTCTGAAATAGTTAATAGCCAGATAGTTGTGGTTGTCTGGTCTACTCTTGTCAGTTAGAAATTCTGAGTCTGGTATTGTTGCCATAAAGGTATTTATTAAATAGAAAGGGGGGAGTCTTGCGACTCCCCCCGATCCTCTCCCCTGAATTTACTTACTTATCAGAGTCCGAAACCAGTGTTACCGTGTAGGTCATCGATGCGGAAGATTCGGTAGTATTGATTCTGACCGAGTGCATTGATGTCGGTGTTCTCAGCGAATGGATTGGAAACCATACCGTAACGGGTCTTGAATCCGATCTTTGGCTGGAAGGTGTTCTGATCGACAGCGCGGACCATTTGTAGTGGGACATATGGGCAGTAGAAGATACCGGCATCATATGGTGATGTACCACGGTATCCGACTACACAGAAGTTAACTCCCAACTTAGCATATGGATCGATGTAAACCTTGATCTTGTTGTTGAGTACGCCGACGAAGGTGTTGCCGGTGTCATCAACATCGAGGTTTGCAGTCATTGCTGGTGCGAGGTTAAGGAAGCCACCCATTGTGAGGGCGCTTGCAACATCGCTTGAGCAGACGATGAAGTTACCCTTACCACGGCGAGTCTCCTTAGCGATTGTGTTGGCTTCACGCTCAATTTGGAACATGAGACCACGGAAACGCTCTGCACTCCAACGACCGTCTGAGTCGGTGTTGAGGTTGTACTTACCAGCGGTGCTTAGGTCGTCTTGTTGGCAACCAGCCTTAGCAACGCGGTAGATGTTAGTGATCAACTCACGGTTGATTTCGTTCAAGATCTCGGTGCTGAGAATGTTAGCGAGTTCGCTCTCAGCGTCTAGTCCGTGAACAGCCTTTAGGTCTTGAGCCAACTCAGTGGTGTACTCAGCCTTTAGAGCGCGAGTCTTTGCTTCGACTGCGATACGCTCAATGCTGAATGCCATTTCCTTGAACTGGGTTCCTCCAACCTCACCAAGTTGTTCTGCGGTTCCAGTTAGGAAGCCACGGAATGAGTTCATGTCAAAGGTTGCGCCGCGAACATTCTTTGAATTTACGAGATCAGTGCCTGCTGTAGCACCGATTGGGTTGATGCCTTGATCGGCTGCGGTAGCAGCGAAGTTTGAGGTGTTTCCTGAACCACCGAACTTGGCGAAGGCCTCTTGGAAGAGGGCTTCTCTACCAGTTTGTGAATCGTAGCGGCTACGCATTGCGAAGATGAGGCCGGTTGGTGCGGTCATTGGTTGAACGCCGGCGATATCATAAGCAATGAGGTTTGGCATTGAACGGCGAACGAGGCTGATTAGGATTGGGTCATAACCAGCGAGGTTACCGGCAGATGCAGCAGCCTGAGATACACTGAAACCACCACCCATATTATTGGCTGGAGTTTCGGTGAGATATTGCTCGCGTAGAGCCTTCTCTTGGTTCTCTAGTAGGACGGCAGTGACCTTCTTCTTGTAAGAGTCACCGATTGATGGAAGTGCATCGTGATTAAGTAGGGGTTCCCACTTCTCAGTTAGCACATCGTAAGACGAGTTAGTTGAAAAATCCATTTCTATATTCTCCTTAATGTGTGTTAGAAATTAGAGTTTGTTTGATTTAGCAAGACGATCCAAAGTACTCAAGTAGGCGCCCATACTGGAGTTAGCCTCTGGAGCAATTTGTTTGTTAGTTGTCTCTTCGACAAGATTATTTACGGCAGGAGCGTTCTTGAAGTAACTCTCCTTTAGAACATTTAGTTTCTCTGCATATTGTTCTAGTGATTCGAACTCAACGCCTTCAGCGAGAGAAGCGAACTTCTCTACTTCGACATCGCTCAAACCATCAGATGCTTGTGCAAAGACTTGACCTGCTTGATAAGCAAGTAGTTCTTTTTGTAGTTCGATGTTGTTTTGGATTTGCTCGTTGAGGGTGGCTTCGAGTTCTTCGTTCTCTGCGAATAGACCATCAACTACATCGTACTTCTCTTCTGGTACTTCGATGTAGTGTGTCTCAAAGAGTTCCTTGAGTCCTGACATGAAGTTCTCTGCGATCTCAGTACGAATACCGTTTTCAACGGCTAGTTTGTTGTCTTCCATCCATTGTTCAACGACATATCCGAGATAGTCGTCTAGTCTCTCTGCTAGTTCATTGACGGCAGTTTCGACTTCTTCTTGAACGACAGAAGCGGCTTCAGCGAGGACTTGCTCCTTGAGAGTGTTTACGCGCTCATTAACAGCGGCTTCGAAGATTGTCTTAGCCTTGCCCATGAACTCCTCTGATAGAGTCTCACCGTTGAAAAGAGCCTCTAGATGTTCTGCCATCTCAGTTTGCTTGGTCTCTTCCTCTTCGGTTTCCTCAACTTCTTTCTTGCCCTTCTTGGCTGCTCCTTGAACAGCACCTTCGCCGCCTGGTCCTGGTGGGACGCTACCGGGACGAAGTGTACCTTGATTTGCTGCTCCATTTGGATTGAAGTTTTGGAATGGGTCCCATTGTACACCCTTTCCAGTTGCGTCCATTGGAGTTGCACCATTAATTGCATGTGTTGGTGATTTTGTTTTTTCCATATAAGTTTCCTGTCCCTTTTTAAGAACTATTGTTATTTAGTAAAAGTAAAATTTTGTAGTATACGGTTATTTGTTAATTCTGTGTACTTCTTGATGCATAATGTAAGATGAGACTATTTAAGTCTGACTCGTTGCGTGGTGTATTAGCCAGTTGTCCATACTCAGCAGGGGTAATAGATTTACCAGATCGGATTTTATTCTGTATATCGAGGGTGGTGCTAGGAACTGGTTCTATAAACTTCTTTAATTTACCCTTAAGTTTGTCAATAAAATTCATAGATGGTGGATTTGCCGGTCTTGTTGGTGCAGAAATATCAGCATTTGCAATACTACTCAGCAATCCCTGTGTTATTCTTCCAGCAATTGGTATTGTGGTTTTTTGAACATCCACCCCCTGAAGTGCTTTACCTCGTTCAAACGCATCCCGCATTTTTCCAAATATTCCTGGCTGATATGTTGCAGCACCAGTTTCTGGATCGTGTTGTACACCACCAAATAAACCACTGGCAACATTTAACAAAGTATCTCTTTGACTTAAATTACGCAATTCTTGACTTGGATTTTGTCTGACTGCTTGCAATTTACCCAAAAGTCTTTGCTGTCTTTGTGTTGGTGTTAGTTTTTGTTGTGCCTGTGGTTGAGGTGTAACTACTGGTGGAACCACTTTGGGTGGTGTTGGTCGGGTTCGAACCATTACATTTCCCTGTCCGGGAATGTACTTTACCCTTACTGCTTCTTGAAGATATTGACTAAAACTTAGCATTACAGACCACGCATAAAGTGTTCAAACATCTTTATGGCTTTTTCCTCTAATTTTCTGCTAGATGTCTTTTTCATTACCTTCTTGGCTTCGCTTAGTTCTCGTTCTGACCAAGAACCATTGTTCCATACCCACTCCTTGTTTTCCATGATGCCATTTACAAATGCACCGGGAGCAGATGGATCTGCAACAATGTCAACAGCCGAAAGCATTAGATCTGGTTGTACAATCTTTTTACCATTTTGTTCAACCAAAGAACCCATTGCTCTTGAACTAACTCCAAGTCTTGCACCCTCACGAATTAGTTCGCATGCAATCTTACCCATTGGAGTATTTTCCATGAGTTTGGCTTTTCCAAAGACTTTGTTCTCTTTGAACTGTAGTTTTACAATTCTGTGACTAACGCGGTCTAAATTTACAGTAGGACCTGTTGGATGTCCTAGTTCACCGAATGCTCTATTGCAGTCAACATATTCTGTGATGTAACGATTTACTTCTTTGTTGAGTGTATCGTATGGATATATTCTTCCATTTCGGTTGCATTCATCAGATACCATGAAGACGCCTTCGATGTACAAGTTTTTCTTGTTACCATCAACATCTTCTGTGATGTACTTGATGTCTTCAATTGTTTCTGTTATGAGTTTCATGTATTACTCTTCTTTTGCCTTCTTTGCTTGTGCCATCTTGTATGCAGTAGCGTACTTAACTTGTTCTCCACGCTTTTTGCCATATGACTTCTTAAAGGCTGAAGTTGCTCTCTTTGAGCGAGTCATGTGTTCCATGCCACGAGGAGAAACTTCATCTAGTTGTTCTATTTGTTCGTTCATTGATGGGCGGTGGAAAGCAGCTTTATTCATTTGATCTGCTTTGTTATCTTCGCCGTCTTCGTAGCAATCTCCACCTTCGCAGTTGTTGCCATATTCACCATACTCACCCTTTTCTTCCTCTTCTTCGCCCTCTTCCTCTTCGCCCTCTTCTTCCTCTTCTCCACCCTCTTCTTCGCCTTCTTCCTCTTCTTCACCTTCTTCCTCTTCGCCCTCTTCTTCATTCATGTTCTTTGCAATTTTTTCCCGACGATTCTTTAAATATTCATCAGAAGAGTCTTCATCTCCGTCATTGTCAATATCATCATCTTCTTCGCCAACTGGATCTAATTTTTCATCCAAAACTTCTTCGTCTAGGAAGTTCTGGGGGGCAAATTCATCGAACTTTGCTTGTAGGCGTTCTGACAATTTTTGCATTAGAATGTCTGTAGCAATTTTCTTTGATTCTACGATGTTCTCTGAAATTACGCTTTTGATTAGGTCGTTGGTGTTCATTTGTGTCTCCGGTATAGGTTTTCCGCAGTTTTTACTGCTTTTTTGAATCCATGATCGGATTCTGTAATTAGTTTTACTAACTTATCCTTATGTGTATTATTTAGAGATTTGTATAGTTCTGCCAGATATTTAGCAATATCGGGAGTCACCTCTAACTGAGAACCGTCTTTTGCTAAAAGCCAGTTAGTCCTATTGTTGTTTATAGCATTATTGATTTCATCAATTGGCATATAAACTGGTACTTCTTGTTCTACTATAGTTTGTTCTGCTATAACTTTTGGCTCTAGAGTTATCTTTTCTAGCAGTTTGCTTGCTTCTTCTAGGTACTTCTTGCTGATCTTCTGTTCGATCAACGAAACTAAGATGTTGTTCAGTTCATTTCTAAACTGATCTTTATCCTCTGAAATTAATGCTAGAAACTCGGATCTCATTGTGGTGGTGCCTGTTGTTCGTCTTGTGGTTGCTCTGGTTGAATTCCCAACGCCATCATTTGTTGTTGTTGTTCAACTTGCTTCAGAAGTATTTCTTGTTGTTCTTTTGCAATTTGACCATTGATTTCAATGATCTCTTCGTCAGTTTGCTTCAAGATGTTCTTACGAATATATTCTTCAGAATAATAACGACCTACAAAGTTACTCAGAGTATTCAACATATCAATTCTATCTCTAAGAACATCGTTATCTTTTAGTTCATTGAAATATGAATCTTTGTTGAATTTATATGAAATGTCTGGGCAGATCTTATTCCACTCATCCTCAGTCATGATTCCCTTTAGAATCACTTGAGTCTTTAGGAGATCTGTCAAAATTCCGGTAAACTTTACACGGAGTCTTTCTATAAACTTATAGAATTTAATTTCATCGCGGGTAATTTCGGCTGATCTACCCATGTTGAATCCTGTTTCAGATTCAAGACGAGAGATTGGAACATTTAGTGCGCGATATAGTTTCTTTTGCAGATAAAGAACATCTTCCATCTCTCCGAGGTTTTGACCACCATCAAGAGTTGTAATTTCTGTTCCTCTACCACCCTCTCTTCTCGGCATCCAGAAATCTTCAAGCATATGTAAATGATTTCTGTCATCACGGATCTGTCCGGTGGCTGAATCGTAAGTAAGTTTATTACGATACCGATTCATGATTTCACGAAGATATTGTTCTGCTTTTTGCTTTGGCAGATTACCAACATCCACATAGAAAATTCTGCGTTCTGGTGCGCGAGAGATGCGGTAAATTACTACAGCATCTTCAATTTGACGCAACATGTTTAATGGACGAATTGCTTTCTGTAAATAGCCAACAACTCGTTTGGTAACAGAATCAATCGTTCCAGAATGACAATACGAGACACTATCGATTGTAAACTTATATCCAGTTGGTGTAGTTGGATATAGAGCCTCTTTCTCTGTGTCTGTATAGACATAATATTCTTCCACCTTCTTGATGAAAGGTATTATTTGTCCACCAGAAACTCTGGCTCTGTCTTTTTCTACTTTTCTTATCTTTTTGATTTTAACTGGATCTACTGGAATTAAAGAAACCAATCCCTTTTGTGGGTTTTGTCTATCGATTTCCTTATAGTAATACAATTTGCTATCGACATACCATCTTCTGAATATATCGTGTCCTTTGTTTGCAAAGTCAAGAAGTTTCAGAATTTGATTGTACTCATAGTACATCTTGGTTTTAATTGTTTCTGGGAGATTGACATAATCCAAGTTTAGTTTAATTGGCTTTCTGTCTTCTCCCATAACAATAGATTCATTCACGATATCTTCAATGGCTGAATCAACTTCAGGGTGAAGTGCCATACCACGATACTGACCGATGAGTTGGTTTTCATCTCTAATGGAACCAGAGAAGTCAATGGATGTTCCAAAGACTCCTCCGGTTTCAAATGTATATGTTCCATCATAAGAATCAGGAGTTACTGGAATCTGAGCAGACTCTAGATTCTTTTCTTCCTCACTCTTCTTTCTTCCAAATGCAAACCCAAAAACATCAGTTAGTGCCATGATATAAGAACTTTCTAGAAGTTAAATTAGTCGAGGTTCGCTGGTGATTGCTCAGTCAGCGTGTAGTAAGAGTACGCAATCTGACAAGTAAATGTCGAAACTTGGTTTGTGTTAGCCATGTTGAGTTCTAGAGGACCAACTTGCATTGGCCATGCGTGATGGAGCAAGAAGGTTCTTAGAACAACATCGGTGTTGTGATCCAACATTTGAACTGTTAGATCGGTTGAATATCTGCTGATGTGTCTTCTTGATCCTGATAGATTGGTTTCATGATCATTAAATTCCTTTGACCATGCGTGCCATGCGCTATAAACACCATCCTCACCAACATCGTCAAGGAATGTAACCTGCCACGGTAAGTAGTCTCTATCTCCGGGGAATTTATAAATTCTTCCACGGAATGGAATTGGGATGGTTCCTACGGTGCTTTCTGGTAAAGAAGAAGCCATCGCGTGGGTTCCATTTGGTCCAGATAGTAAACCGATGCCTGGGGCAGATCCTGTGATTAAGAATCTATTAGGACGAGTGCCGCCGTTGAAAGCGTTGATGAATGTGCCTATTGAGTGAAATGCTGACATTTATTTCTCCTGTGCTTTATTTTTTATTAGAGATTCGCATCAGTATTTAGATTGGTAATCACAAGTTTGACATAGTTGATGGACTTAGTTGGTTTGATATAAATGTCTGCAACGAATTGGTTTGAATCAATTATGGATGCAGGATTGTTGCTTTCGTCGCATACAACCTTGAAGTCATATAGACCTCTACCATCCTTGATGGATTGTAAGAAACCAGTGGCTGCATTTGCAAATTGAACGCGGGTTAGGGCATCATTTACCTCGAAGAGCAGATCCATTGCGGTTGTTCCTAGAGTCTTCTTGATGTAATTAATCAGTCTGACTACATTTACGCGAGTCAAGGATGAAGAACTATTAGCCTCTCTTGTGATATCACCGAACAAGAAGACTCCTTCACCGGGGATACCAATAACAGAATTAATCTTTGAGGTGTATAGATTGTCTTGCTCTGTTGCGGTTGGGTTCTTGATCAATCTAACTATGTTTAGTACTCTACCACGACGAGTTCCTGCTGGTGAGAACCATCTGTTTACTTCTCTATCGGTTCTGGCAAAGCAACCAGCGGCATCTGAAGCAAGAGGAATTGTTACGAAATTCTCTCCAACTGTGGTGTTTGAGAGTCCTAGTGTGGATTTTTCACCACCGACTAGGAAGTAGCGTTCACCGGCTGCTGATTCAGCGGTGGATGGGGATGCAGTTACACCGCTTCCGACAGTACCAGTATCGTATCCGAAATAGGTAACACCGATGATTCCGACGATTTCTGGTCTTTGTGCAACAGTATTGACAACGAAAGTTGCTTGTGTTGGTGTTAGGCTAGCAGTAAACACGCTGTCCAGTTCAATTGTAGTATCATACAATTTAGTTGCGGTATTTGCGATTACTAGAGTTCCACCGTAGAGCAGATAATTGTATGCCGAATACCATTCAGTCTTCCAATCAGCGGTTGGTCCTTGACCGGCGGTTCCACCAAAGGTAGTACCGTTTAGTTTGGTAACCCATTCCCCAACATTAGAAACGGTCATATAACCGTTGTTTACATCTGTAGTTACACCGAATATGGTAACTAGATTTGGGGTGGTGGAAGAATACATGCCGGAAATGTGTGGGCTTCCGCCCTCAGAACCAGCAACTACGAATGAATTGTCTACTACTGTTACTGTGACATTTGGTCTTGTTGCCATTTTAGTCTCCTAGAGATGCCTTGATCTCTGGTATTTATTGATTTGGTTATTTCCACTCATTTTTAGGTTCAACCGACCAAACATCTGTTCCGTCTGAAAATGTCTTCAAATTATCCTCATCGTATGTGGAAATGAACCCAAAAGGTGCTAAATCCTCTTCAAGTTGTTTTATCTCATTCTTGAATAGGGCAATTCTTGTGTCTAAGTTAGTCAATTCTTTGAAATATGGTTGTCTTGTCAGCCAAGCAAATAAAACTAAAGTCATCACCAAATCATCAGTGTGTCCATCTTCTGCTCCAAATGTTTGGGCTTTGCTGACAAATGACATTAATTCTGTTAAAATTTCAAAATCCTCAAGAATCAATTTATCTTGTTCTATTAGGTTTTTTAAGATCGAGCAACCAAGTCTTTTTACTTGACTAGTAGTTCTTACGCCAAATACACTTTCACCCCTACCGAAACCACCAGTTACTACTTGTCCCTTTCTTCCCTTCATACTGGACATAAGAACATGTTCGTACTCTAACTCGCTATGAAGAATGTCTGCCACTTGTCCACCAATGTCATTAATTTCAATAAACACATATGCTTTGTTATATCTGTGTCCTGTTTTTTCAATGATGGTTGGATATAGCATAGGAGATATCAGATTGTTTCTATATCTGCATACAACTTTATATGGTGAAGATGTAGCATCGATTACAGTAAATGCGCTATAATCTTTTCCTTGTCCTCTGGCAGTATCAACCGAAATGAAATACAGATGATCTTCTTTTGGCTCTTCGAATACAACCAATCCATCTTTTGACTTATAAATTGGTTCGTTCCAAGTAAGAGCATTTAATTTTGAAGTAGATATTAATGTGTTAGAAGATCCTAAAAAGTTACATTCAAACTCAGACTCGAATTGTTTTTCCGATGTCTGTTTGATCATCTCCTCTTTCCACTTTTGATCGCGGAGTTTACCACCAGCAGTGGATGGAACTTGCGACCAGTGAACTTCTATGGGAACATATTCATTCTTACCTGGCTCTCCGGGTTTCTTTGTAGCACCCTTCCAGAGTTTGTAGAACATGTTTAGACCATTTGGTGTAGAGATCAGCAATACCTTTGTACTCAAACCAGAGGTAATGGTTGGGAATACGGAACTAAAGAACTCTTCTGCAATGTTTTGTGGAACGAATGCAAACTCGTCAAGAAATAGAAGGTTAAAAGATCCACCACGAACAGCAGATGCTGATGTGGAAGATGCTAGGATCTTAGAACCATTCTCTAGTTGAATAGATCCTTTGTTCCATTCCAGAATACCTTGTTGCAACCATTTTGGTAAATACTCGTAAGCCAATTTTAAACGAGATAACATTTCGCGTGCTGTGGATTGCTTGTTAGCAAGAATTGCTACGCTCATGTTTTGATTGAACAAGATGTAATGAAGAATATAGGCAATAACCGTTGTTGATTTACCAGACTGACGAGGCAGTTTAGCAATCACATAACGATTGTTATGAATCTTATCGATGATGTCTTCTTGATAATCGTATAACTCGAAAGGTACAAGACCTTTATCTAGAGTTACAATCTTGATGTAGTTCTTTGTGAAGTAAACTGGATCGTTTGCACACTTCACATATTCTTCGACTTGTTCTTTTGTGAATTCAATTTTTACTCCGGGTCCCTTTAGGTTGGGATTTCCGAGGTAACTTTTACTGCTGTTGTTCTTCCCCATTACCTAATGCCTTTCTTCTGCTACGACCTTGATTTACTAAGTCTTGCAGATCACTTGTCGAACCAACATATATGGCATTTGTTGTGTTATTATTAACAGTGATTTTTTCTTTTTCAATTTCTTTCTTTTGCTGATGAAGACCCATTAAGTCTTTATTCATTTCAGCAAGTTGCTTTGCGAAGTTTGATACAACTTCAAATCCTCTTGGTGAATCTAAACTATCGGCTAAAGAAATAGCATTTTCCAGACTAGATTTGCCTTTTTCAATTAACTCTTTTAGATTTTGTCTGGCGTATTCAAAATCAGAATCCATTCGTTTTTGTTGAACTTCTTCTGATACTGGCTTTACTGTTATCTGCTTTGGTTCTCTTTGAAAATCTACACCAAGTGTTTCTGATATTGCATCGAATACTTTAGGAACTTCGTCACTCATAATGTGTTATCCTCGATAATATTGATATCTGCTTCTTTAATAATTCCAGATAGACCTTCTTTGATATAACCAAACACATGTGCTTTGGCTGTAAAATTAAGTGTAGAAATTACTGCTCTTCTAGATGACATATCACCTTCATATGAATCAGTTATAGTTGTAGAATTCAATAAAATAGGAACATCTATTGAAGTATCAAGATTGTTTAATTTTAATGTCACTATGAATTCTGGAGAAAAATATGGAAGGATTTGTTCCATTATTTGCAAATTATCATCTACATTTCTAGTAAATGCATATAGGCTAAATTGAACATTATATGGAACTTCCGCAAATGACTGATATGCATTGTTGTTTGAGTTTTTAAACTTCTTGTTTAGTTTATTAACTTTTCGGTTAGGATCATATTGCAAAGTAGTCAGTTCAAATGCTAATTTTGGCAATAGTGTTTCTATTTTAACATTGCTTGAAATTGAACTTGCCTCGGTTAGTCTTCTGATGAATTTTTCTTTACCAGAATAAGTTAGTGGAACTCTTATTTTTTCGGTTAAACCACCTGATGTTTGTTTTGCAACAAAAATCTCATCAAATAAACCACCAAATGCTAGTGTTAGTTTTCTTAAGGTTTCGTTATAAAAGTATTGAAACATTAGTATATTCCTTCGGAGAATGGATCAATGTCAGTGAAGTCATAAATCTTTAGAGTATCACCATCATCCTTTATACTTTCATTATCACCAGCCGCGGCAGAATTCAAAGTGATTGGGACAATTATATTTGTGCCTGTTATGCCACTAACATAGTACTCGGCACCTGAATCTTTTCCTCGTATTGTTTGTTGCCCACCGTATACAAAAGTTCCGGTAATTCCAAATATTTCCATCTTCTTTGTTGAAGGATAGAATTTGAAATTTTTTGCCTGTGCTGTAGCCAAAGAATACGCAGCAGTTGTACCAGTTAGACCACTCACTTGATAAACAACTTCACCATCATAGAAGGATGCGGTATTTCCTGCTATATTAGATGTGAATGACAATTGATATACGGGTGTTCTTGTTTCTGTGACAACCGAATCAATATCAGTATCACCAGTTGTAAACTCATCATCATCCAATGTAGTGAGTTCACAAACTAGTGTATATGTGTATAATTTTCCTGCTTGATAAAACGGATTTTCGTGTTCCACGAAATTGATTTCAAATAAACCTTTAGAAAGAGGAAAATAGATCAAATCACCTTCTCTTGGTCGGGTGATTCCATCGTATCTTTCTACAATTTCTTGATTGAATCGTTTCTTCGAAACTACAAGTGTTACTTTGTCTCTAACTTCCAAACCAAACTTAGAAATAATATCTCCTTCACCTTCAAAGCCAGCAACAGACGCAATATACATTTCTAGTGGAAATGATTTTGTAAATTTATATTGGGCTTCACCGAATTCAACATTTTGATCGTATTGCTCGCGTGGAATATAAAGCATATCCCTACCCATCGTTTTTATGATCTCTATAGAGAGATCTTCGATGACATTCTGTTCACCCGAATAGTCTTTGAAGTAGGGATTTCTTGCCATTTAATTAGCCCGTCATAAAGTTGATTGGAAGTTCGTATTCAAGTTGAACTTGTTGTTCTATAAGCATAACTTCATTGTTTGCTTCTGCTACGATTTCTGGACCACGCAAAGTAACTCCACCGGGAAGTTGAACTCCACCGAACTTTGACATGTTCATACCCCATTGTCTCTTTATGAGTGCTGTTAAGTATTTCTTTAGCAGACGATCATTGTAGATTTCAGTGAATTTTTCGGGATTAAGTGCAACATATGCCTCAATGCAAAGATTTGAGCCTGGTTGCAATTCTTGTTTCCAATTCATTTCCACATGAAGTTTATTTGTAACTTTGCTGAACCGTACTGTCTTTTCTGGTTGGAAAAGATCTTGTATCATGTTTATATAACGCTTAGTGCTGTCATATTGTGCCAAACCCATGTTTCTGCTCGACATCAGGTTAGTATTGATACCAAAGTAATCGGTTAATGCCATCTGATACCGGATATCAAACATGTTAATATTGCTGAATGGTCCAAACTGGAATAATTTAACAATACTAACGATATCTTGTCCAGTTGGTCCATCACCACCAAATCCATTGACTGGTCCTAAGTTATCTGTATTGATGTATTCATTGTCAATGTCAGACTGAGTGACAGGGTACATAAAGTATGCCTTCTCTACTCCGTCGAAATGTCTTTCTAGAAAATATTGAAGTGCATCGTCTAGTCGATCTTCGCATTGCTGCCAATCGACATTGATATCAACAACAGGTGCCCCTAGTTGTCTTAAGCAATACTCTATGAGTGATTGTCTTGAATTTGGTGCTGCCATAAATTCTCCTCAAGGATATTTATGGCAAATTACCAGTTACTGATTTGGTTTTGGTTGCTGAGATTGGTTCTTTTCTCTTTCTTCCATAGCCTTACGCATTGCTTCTGGCATATCGGGTAGAGTTACTGGCATCTTATTAAGATCCTCGAAATTGATGTTCTCAATAAAATACTTTCTAGTAATAGGAGAAATTGATTCATCTGGTTTGCTTGGTGCATAGTTTGTAAAACCAGGCATGGTAATTGGACAATTCAACTTTGGATAGTCCAACTTGCTGTACTCTGTACCATTTGAAACTAACCATGTTCCGGGTTTATCACCACAACCACAACCACCGCAGTAGTACTGCCCTTCGGTTTTGCTGTGTTTTAGATGCTCGCATGGGGGTAGTACTCCTCCCATGTGCTTATCACCAAAACAACTCAACACTCTTAGTTGTTTAGTGGCTCTATTAATTCTCTTTTCATTAAGACCACGAGAAGTCAAAGACATGGCAAAACTTTGAATCATCCCAATTTTCTTGGAAATGATGTTCTTATCTGAGACTTCTACTACGCGAAATTCTGTTGGATTTGCATTATTAGAACAAGATGGACAGTCACCCATAATTTAATTACTCCAATTCAATTCTCTTTATCAATCTGACATTTACCTTTTTAGTTCTAGGTACTAAGTATATAGATCCGTAATCTAACTTGTTGAAACTTTGTCCGTACATGAAACCAGTTCCTCCAAAGTTTTGTACATCGATATTATAAACGCTATCCGACTTGTATTCAAAATACGGAGTAGATGACAAATATATGTCATTTTCAAATGATTTAAATAGTTCTGGAATCATAAAGCCATGATTCATCTTGTAGTTTATAAACTCTAATTCATTCTTTGATGGCAAATACCAACCAGAAAGACGAGAATCTTTTCTTAGCGTTTCCATTGATTTAGATTGAATTCCAAAATAGTTATCTAAATCTCCATAAGTATTCCATCGTCCGTCGTACAAGGATGCTTGAATAGTTTCTATAAATTCTGTTGCATCATTTATAGTATCGAATTCATATTCTGTTGGTGAAACGATTATAGCCCATTTCTTTGTTGTTGTGCCATAACCTACCACCTTTGGTTTGTATTCACTTCCAACACCAGTTATTTGGTTACCACGAACAGTTGAACCGGATACATTAACTGGAACACCAGGCTCAAAGATACCGACATATAAACCATCTTTGTAGTAAGTTAATTCATCTACTGGTAGATCGGTTTGTGATTGTGTAATTCGTAAAAATTCAGAAGAGTTATCGCCACACAGATTTACTATTTCACTGCAACTAGTGCAATTATCCGTTGGATTATCGACACAGCAGATTCCTCCGCTTGTAAATAGACCAAGGCATTCTCCTTGAGTCGTGGTTGCACAATTAATTACACCATCGGTGCAAGTGCAACAACTTCCAACCATTTGACTATTGCAGATTGCTGGATCTGGCTGAACAACAATATCACAGTGTCCATAATAGCAAGAAATACTTCTTACATCAGTCGTTGAATATTTTGGTTCTGTTTCGAGATCAAAGTATTCATCGGTTGAAGAGAGTCTTACTATTCGGTTTCCGGTATCAACTGCATAGCAGAAATCCTTCATTGGATCTCCACCGGAGGCAGATGTTTGTTGATTTTGATTACTGCAAGTGACGAATTTGAACTTCTTATCAAGTGGTACTTCAATTTCAGAATTCAAAGAAACGCATGTCATCGTTCCCTCGGAATCTATACCGCAGAATGTGTATGCTCCCAAAGATGCTTGAACATAATCTTTTGGTGGCATACTACGAATCATGTTTCTTATTTGTTGTAATTCAGCAGATTGAGAAACAAATGGTGAGTAATACTCAAATTTACCATCAAGTTTCTGACCAACAAATCCAACAGTTGAAAGGCTATAAAAAGTGCTTGTTGTTGTCTTTGGAAGAACTTCAACATTGTGTTGATATAGTTTTTTGAGTTTATCTGTTACCGTTAGAACACGATACTCATTTATATCTCCATCAAAGAATCTACCAAATATTTTTATAGTATTACTTTCATCAATAAATGCGCTAAAAGTTCTAGTTGCAATCAAATCAATTGCTGGAACGATTTGATTCATTGATGGAATTGGTGAAAACTCAGGATTAAACGATTCTTTGAAAATCGGAGAAGCATAATAAACTGGAATATCATTAGAATCTATTATGGCAAAATATCCATCAAACCATCTATCCGATTCGTCCAAATCATAGTTCAAAGAATATCCACCGGGACAAATCTTTTTAATGTCAGTGCTTTGATTTGCTTTTATTTCATTTTCCGAAGATATTGTAGTCTTGACTGTGGTTGGTCCTAATATGATATTATAATTTGAACCAGACTCCAGCCAAAATGTGTTCATCGTGCTTGCTTTTATAAACTTACCGGGTAGTCTGGAGTCGTACCAAAATTTGTTTGTCTGATTGACAAATCCAGACAAAGACCAAGAATATATGTTTGTACCATTTACGCAAGAATTTACGACTTTACCATTAAATGTGGTATTCAACGAACATTCATTTATTGCGGGAGAAGCATCTCCAACGGTTTCAAAACACTTTCTTCCATTCTTATAGAAAGTTGCACTGTACGGATATATTGCTTTTTCTGCACATTCTTTTTCTGTGCAAACATCAGTACATGTTGCAATTACTCCATCTGTGGTGAATTCGGGATGACAGCATGCTCTTGTTTTTCTATGATCTATTCTTTTTGGCGGAGCAGATATGCATAAAAACTCTAACGCCTCCGGTGTTTCTGACTCTGGACAAGAACCAGAAGTCCACAATCCACTTATGTCTTGACATTCACAAAAAGTTGTGTTCTTTAAATAACTGCCAGTCTCTGGAAAATTCTTACAAGCACAGCAGCAACCTTTAGTAGATGGTGTTATTGTTATATTATTGTCGCAAGTTCCATTCAAGAAATAACCATTTAGTTGATTGCATTCTGAAACAGTTTTGGAACTATTTGTAACACTATTAGTTTCTGCATCATAAACATAGCAACATCCTGATGGCTCTGAACCATTACCATTTACGAATCTTGAATAATCTACTACTGTTTGTGATCTTGTTCTAAATTGAATAGACATATTAGCAACTTTCGTATGAGTAGCACTCAGGACATACCATATCTACACAAATTCCTTCTGCGATTTTTACTGCTCTAGATTGAGATGGTCCAGATGTTTTAAATGTGAACGGACTTGATGTGGATCTCAGAGATCTAACTATTAATCCACCAGTTAATGTCCACGCATTTCC